GGAGTGGTTTTGGTAATAGTGATGTTGACCTTACAGATACTAGTGAATCTTTTGGTCTTCCCGCTACTGCCGATCTTATGCTTGCTCTCATATCTACTGAAGAGTTAGAGCAGTCAGGTCGTATCATGATCAAGCAACTCAAGAACAGATACAACGATGCTGCCTATTACAGACGCTTCACTGTAGGCATTGACAGATCAAAAATGAAGCTGTATAATGTCGATGACTCTGAAGGTGATATCTTATCTTCTGATGCTCCTGAAGAGGAGACCATGGATCGCCTAGATGATATCTCTGACAGGCAATCTAGACTAGACAAATTTTCCCAATTCGTAATTTAAACATGACCATTCAATTTGAACGCTATGAAGAATTTGTGGCAGCAGTTACTTCAGAGTGCTCTACAAACTTTGTTGACTTTGCTGATCGTATCGGTGATCTTGATCGACAAGGTGCCAATATTGAGAGACTTCTTACTGCTGGTGTTGGAATTAATGCTGAAGGGGGTGAGTTCCTTGAGATCATTAAAAAAATGGTCTTCCAAGGAAAACCGTGGAACGAAGATAACCGCGAGCATCTTATTATTGAGTTGGGTGATGTTATGTGGTACGTTGCTCAAGCTACAATGGCACTTGATATATCCTTCGATGAGGTAATCGAAACTAATGTCAACAAACTCAAGAAGCGTTACCCTGGTGGAGAGTTTAATGTTAACAACTCGGAAGTTCGTGCAGTAGGAGATCGTTAAGATATTATAAAGGACCCTCCATTTGTGAGGGTTTCGTGATAAAATATAGATGTCTGACACCGAACTGCAATGATCAACCTTCACGAACGATACGGGCACTATCTCCACACAAATAAAAAGCATGAAATTACTGGAGAAAAAGTGTTAACGTATGGTTGGGATGATGATGGTTCTGAACTTATCGGTTACTATGTAATCACCGAAAATCATAAGATGGTATTTTGTCCCAAAGGAAATTTAAAAACCAAGGAAGCGTGGCAGAGCGGTTTATTGCGTTAGTCTTGAAAACTAATGTGTCTTCACGGGCACCGCTGGTTCAAATCCAGCCGCTTCCGTTTCGTCCTCCTCTAAATATTAGGGGAGGATTTTTCATATGGCAGCAATGACCATGAGTGATTACGGCAAGGATGCCCCCAGTGGGGGAGGTATTCGCTTGCGTATCCTTTATGATGCCATTGTCAACAGAGAAAAATTAGAACTTGATGGTGGCGGCGAAGCACTTATCATGACATCTGATAGTGTCTTGTCTGACATGAAAAAAGTTCTTGATGGTCAAATGTTATTTGACTCACCTGACAAATCAAATACAAATAATTTTGCATCAAAGTATACGGGCAAACCGGTACTTCAAGCAATACAAAAGAATGGAAAACAAAATAAATTAACCAACATTAGATTCACGAAAATTAAAAAGACTACTGCTTTTGGGAGTAGTAAAGGATCTGGTGGAGGTGCAGATGCAACCGCTTTATTTGAAGGAGCAGCGTGTTGGGTTACTGCTTACAGATATTCTTTAAAAAAAGATATTGATACTGACTATAACGTTACTTTAGATGATTTGAAGAAAGTATCATCTTCAGTAGATACAGATAAATCAGTAGAAGAAATTCATAAATTTTTAGTTGATGATCCTGCATGGATGAAGTCAAGTATTAGAACCGCAAACAAGTTGTATGGTGCAACAAAATACCGGAACACCAATTTTAAATTTCATCGCGGAACAGGTATTGTTGATGTAGTAGAAAATCATTTCAAGAAAGTAAACGCAGCAGAAGGCAGACCATTTTCTAATATTAATAAGTGGACACCTGCTGACATCTATATGTGTGCAGGTGGATTTGATAATAGTATCATCACTAATGAAATGATATTTCAGGGTGGTATTAATAAAGTATTGTTGAATCTTATTAATGAAAAGAAACTGATAGGAGTGTCTTTAAAAAAAGTAGAGAGTGATGCTGCAAATCTGACAGAGCATAATTTTACGAAAGCATCGTTGACGGTAAAAAAACCATTTGTAAATGTTGGATCAAAGACTCTTTATAAGTCTATGGATATTTACGTAGAAGGACAAGGTTTTCGAGTTCAGTTTAGAGCAACTGATAAAGAAGGTAAGACTTGGCAGGGTGAAGTTACGGGAACTGCTGCCAAACATGGTAAGATTGGTGGTGGTGTAATGAATTTCATCATGGAATCTGTTTATGGATCTGGAAAAGGTTTGTTTCAAGATTATTCAGACACAGCAGCAGTTGCTTCCGCAGCACAGATGGGTAATTTAGATACAAAAATATTAAATCTTGCTAAAAGTAACTCTAAATATATTATTAAAACTGGAGAAGTGGTTGATATTGATTTGATTAAAGAGATGAGACCACAATGGAAGTTTGCAAAATATCTGGGGTTGGTGGTGACAGATGTTTTGATGAATGGTTCTAAAACTGAAAGAGATGAGTTGTCAACTAGAATATATTTGTATGCAACTTCTGCTTCTGATAATTCAGCACCGTACATTAAGGTTTCCTAATGGCAAACGTAAAGCAACTAAAACATTTAGAACATCTTGAAGATGAAATGCTCAACTATGGAGTTGACGGATGCAAAGCTGCTGTATCTTTCCTTAAGGAACTGAAAAAAATGCTGGGACATCAAGACAGCACTGGGTTTATGCAAACCAAATGGGATGGAGCACCATCTGTTATTTGTGGTACTGATCCTGCTTCTGGATTGTTTTTTGTTGGCACTAAATCTGTCTTTGCGAAGACACAACCTAAACTATGTTTTGCTGACCAACAAATTGATGAATGGTATGATGGAGATCTTGCTACCAAGTTAAAATTTTCTTTAAAATATTTTAGTTTATTAGGTATTAATGGAGTCATTCAAGGTGACCTTATGTTCACTGACTCTACTAGAAGAATCGAAACTATAGATGGTGAAAGATTATATACATTCAGACCTAATACTATTACATATGGTATACCTGTAGATCATCCAATCGGTAAAGAAGTTGGTAGATCAAAAATTGGAGTAGTTTTTCATACTCATTACACTGGGGATGAACTTGCATCGATGCAAGCAAGAGCTGGTGCTCCAATTAATACTTTTAATAAGGTTACTGACGTTGCTGTGATTGCTAATGATACTCCTATGAATAGAGTTGGGTTCAGCACTACAGAATTAAGAAAGTTTGACAGTCATATTCTGAAGATAGAGAGGATGTGTCAATTGTCTGGAGATTTTCTTGACAATCTTGTAGAAAATTTTGGTACTACGGGAGATTCAAAATTTCACATATCATCGTACCTTAAACAATTTTTTAATTCAGAAATTAAGAACGCGAGAAGTATAACAAATGTTGATGACACTATTAATGAGTTAGTTAACTTTTACGATGCTAAAATGCAGAAAGAGTTATCGAAAATTAAGACAGTTGATAATAGAACAAAGAAGTCTGCTTTAGTATACAAGAGTGAAAACTATGTAATTGATAACGTATATAAATTTAAAGCGATGATTGCTCTGTATAAAGAACTGCAAACAGTCAAGCAAATGGTTATAGATAAACTAGATCACCTTGAAGAGTTTAGAACTTTTGTTCAGACAGAGAAAGGATATAAGGTCACAACTCCTGAAGGATATGTCCTTCACAAGGATGGTGATATGATTAAATTTGTCAATCGTCTTGAGTTTGCATACAACAACTTCACTTTACAGAAGCAATGGCGTTAAATTGTAAGACCTGCTACTTTACGTTTGGCAGATTCCAACCACCTACTACAGGACATAAAGAAAATTTTAATGGGGTAAAACGTGCTGCTGGTCAGCATGATTATCGCATCTATATTTCACAAACTGTAGACAATAAAGGTAGTAATCCATTACCACCTGATCGTAAGTTACATTACATGAACTTGATGTTTCCGGAACATCGTGGTAAAATATACTCTGGTCCAAAACAACCAGTTGCTATTCTTCAAGACATTATGATGGCGGACTATAATGAAGTAGTCTTTCTTGTAGGTTCTGATAGAGTATCTGCGATGCAGTTCTTGCATAAGTACAATGGAAAAGACTTTTCTTTTAGGAAGATTACAATCGAATCTTCTGGCAGCAGAGATGCTGATGGAGACACGTTTGCTATCTCTGGTACAAAGATGAGGAGAGCAGCTTTTAATATGGACTACAAGATCTTTCGATCAGGTATCCCTCAATCCTTATCAGATAAAGATTGTAAGGCAATGATGATGGAAATTAAAAATAATCTACCAGCAAATTTTAAATGAAAAATTTTAAAAAACTACGTGAAGAAGCACTGCGTCAGCAGCACAGACAAGGTGATGTCTTTGTAGAGGGTGATGTTATTATGTCTTCAATCACTGGAGATAAGGGAACAATCCATAGAGCAGGAGTAAACTACGTGATTGCTATTACAGAATCTGGTGATATGTTTAGAGCGTGGGTGAAGGATATCAGAGCAGTACAAGTAACAGACGCTATAAATAAAGAGAGGAAAAGTAGTATTTTCAATAATGGAAAGACAAAAACCAGTCAATAGTGTAAAACATAATGATGCCTTCTCCCAGGCACTGATCGAATCTTATGGTAAATGGGTAGGCGGCGCTGGATTTGGTTGGCATCTTAATGAAGATGGTATTCCAACACCAGAGAAAAAAGATTTAGGAGCTCCTGGTCCTGCTGGTGGTACTGATGCATCTACTTCTATCCCTGACCTTTCTGGTAAGGAAGAGAAAGAGTGTGATGACTTCTCCCAGAAGGATCCTAAAACAAACGCTGCTCCCCCTGATCCTGCTGCTAACCTGCGTACAGGTCAGGGTATGAAGTATTCTGTTGGAGCACAGATCAAAGATACTACTAAAGTTGTTGCTCGTGAAGAGACTGAAGGGAAAAAGAAGTGTCCCGAATGTGGTGGAAAAGGTTGCTCTCACTGTGGAGACACAGGAGTTCACAAAATGAAGAAGGAGGATGTTGATATCCTCGATGAAAAGAAAGGTCTTTACGCTAACATCCTTGCTAAAAAGAAGCGTGGAGAAGCACCTGCAAAGAAAGGTAGTAAGGACTATCCTGCTGCTGATGCCTTCGCTAAATCTGCAAAGACTGCAAAGAAAGAAGAAGTATCGTTTGAGTTAGGTGGCGAGACTTATATCTTCGAGAGAGAAGTAATCGAAGAAGGTAGTATGAAGGCAGCACGTAAGAACGTTGGTGCTTCTACTTGCTGGAAGGGTTACAAAGCATCCGGAACCAAGATGAAGGGTGGTAAGTCTGTTCCTAACTGTGTCAAAGAATACTTTGAAAAGGATCCCAAGACAGGTAAGATGGTCAAGAAGCACAACTGTGCAAAGAAAGTTAAGAAAGAAGGTCTTGAGTATTCTGTAGTTTCTGGTGAGCATACTATGCTCGAAGATGGAACTGTAACTCACTACGATATTATGAGAGAGAATACGATTCTCCACAATGTTCCTGTCAACGAACTTGAGATCATGATCAGTGAAGTTCATGAGCACGTTGTAAACGATGACAAGAACAGAGAAGTTCTTGGTGAAAAGAAACTTGATCCAGTTGGTAAGGCAGATGCTGATATTGACAACGATGGTGATGTAGATAAGTCAGACAAGTATCTACATGCTCGTCGTAAAAAAGTTACTAAACTGATTAACACCAAGAAGAAAATGAAGGAGCAGGCAGAACTTCAGAAGGAGATTGAAGAAGAAAAAAAGTAACGTCCGCTACCGTTGAGGTTATGCCTGACCTCAAAGACGGAGCGGAAGATGCTACTACTAAAAAGAAACATAAAAAATATGTTCTTAAGACCATTGAAAAACAAAGGTTGAAAGATAAATAAAAAGGTAGTCATGCATTTAAAATTATGTTAGCATTCTTACTTCCACTCGCATCAAAGATTATTACCGATGCAATCAACAAAATTCCAGAGAATGAAGAGCTCGGTGAGAAGATGGTTGAGATCTGTCTTGTTATTCTTGCTAAAGCGGTTAAACTGACCAAGACTGATATGGATGATCAACTTCTTGAAGTTGTTTCAGCAGCAATTAAAAACAGGGAAGAGTGATAATATTGGGAGGGGTATATTGCCTCTCCCTTTTTTTTATAAATACATATTAGGTAAATCACACGCGCTGAAAACTCATGTCCCTATACGGAAGAACGGACAGCAACGCTAACAAAGCCAAAGCAGGCATTGGTATCGCAGCATCCGCACAAGCAAAGCAAACAATTTTTATTGACGACACCGAAGCAGCACTTGCCGAGAATAAGGCTCGTGGTTTGAACGCTCCTGGTTGGTGGTCATATTATACCTTCACTGATTGTGATGGTAACACCCGTCATAAGGCAGAGATGCTAGTAACAATCGCTGGTCCTGAAGCGAACGCAGATGAGACCCAGGCAGACGACGCTGTAGCAGCAGACGTAAGCGTAGCAATCACTATCAATACACAACCTGCAGATACTGCTGTTGCTGTTGGTGATGCTCTGCAACTTGTTCTTGCCGCTATCGCAACTCCTCCTGGAGATGCTTCCGTCCTCACGTATCAGTGGCAGAAGTTGTCTGATGCAAATCGTTGGGCAAATGTTTCTGGTGAGACTGCAACCACACTTGACGTTGCTTCTTATGCAGAAACTGATGCTGGTTCCTACCGTGTCAAGATCAACTCTACTAATGGTGCTCCCGAAGTTACTTCTGCTACCGCAGTAGTTACAACTGCTTAATGATTAAATGAAATTTGATGAATTGACGCCCGATAACTGGGTAATGTTTGCTATTAAACATTATAATAATCCAAGTTCAGTTACTTTTGATGACTTTAAAAAAGATCTAAATAAGATTAAGTACATCAAAAGGTTGTTTCGTAGATACGAAACACAGGGTGAATTAAAAACTCATCTTATATTAAATCATATTATTGTGATGTATAATGTGTTTGATGATGCCGCCACGCCTCTTCTTTTCTATAAGATAGAGGCGACTCATTGGTCAGCATTAAAAGCATTTATACTAGTACTAAATCGCTTACCTGAATCTATAAACAAGGATGTAGATCAAGAATGTCTGAAGGAATTAAACCTACTGTGAATGAAATGATGGCGGGAGATGGATCTGCATTGCAAATTCCTCCTGCGTTTGTCATGGTAAACCCAAGACAGCATCGTAGATATAAAAAAGCGAACCAGGATAGGGTGGATGGTCGTACTAAAGGTGCGAAGAAAATGCTGTCTCGTATAACTACACGTAAGAAAATGAAAGAAGAACTAGAAACAAAAACTATTTCTGAAGCAGTTCCCTCGGAAACCGAGAGAGCGCAGAAACAGATCGGTCAGATGAAAAAACTGAACCGCGCTAAAGATCTGCAGAAAAAACGTGGTGAAGCAAAATCTAAAATGATGAATAAGACTAAAGAGATGGACACTCTTATGAAAGCCCGTATGTCGGACTTCAAGAAAAAAGCAGGTGACCAAACATCTAAACTTAAAAAAGAACAAACTGAACTGACTGATAATACTATGACTGAATCTACACAACAAGATGCATTGGATGTTGCAATGCAAGTAGCAACTTCTGAACTTAATCCGGGTGGCGAAACTTCTTTTGCCAAGATTAAATTTGGTGATGGATCTGAACAAAACCTAGATAATTTTTCAGCAAAAAGAATTGCTGCCTGCTATGCTCAACTGGAAGACAGTCAGCAACAGCAGTTTCGTTATATGCTAAACAAAGATGCTTCTACGTATCAATCTGCACTAGACTTTGCTGTAAGAAATGTATAAATACTTGAGTATTAATACGCACACTGGAATGTAAAGTTTATGGCATTCGGTCTTGGTAGATTAGCAGTTCTTGAAAGTAAACTGGATATTTATGAAGATCTCTCCAAAGAGATGCTTGACAAACTCGAAAGAGCAGTAGGTACAATCTCCGAAAACAGTAACAGAGTTGCTGTAATCTTGGAGCGCCATGAAAATCGTTTGGATGAATCTGATAGAGCAGATAAACTCATCATCAATATGATTGAAGAGATGAAAGTTCGTCATGATAAAGATGCTCTTCTTTTCCACGAAAGAATGGGTAAGATGCAAAAAAGAATTGAAAGTAATACTAAATTTGTGATCGGAACCACTGCGGTGCTGACCACTCTTGTGACAGTATTACAAGTGATCCCACCGTTCATTAAAGAGTTGACAAGAATGGGCCCGTCTGCTATTATAGGCACAGTAAGTCCTTCCATACGTGAGCTATCTTGATACAAAATATATCAGTATGGTATCTGCTTCATTGCAGAGATTTAAAAGAGTAAAGACAGACCTCTATAACTTCCGATGCCCGTACTGCGGAGACTCCCAGAAGCATCAGAACAAAGCACGAGGGTATCTCTTTAAGATAAAGAATGATTATGTCTACAAGTGTCACAACTGTGGCGTAGGTAGAACATTTACTAACTTCTTAAAAGATAATAATACAATGCTTCATGACGAGTATGTTATGGAGAGATATCGTGATGGGTTAACTGGTAAAAATAGTCAGACTAAAGAACCAAAGTTCGAGTTTAAGAAACCAGTATTCAAGAAATCAAAACAAGACATACAACTACAGAAGATTTCAGACCTAAATATTTCTCACCCGGCAAGACAATATCTTGAGCAACGAAAAATTGAAGATTTAGATTACTTTTTTTACTGTCCTAAATTTAAGGATTGGACTAATCAACAGAAAGAAACCTTCTCCGACATGAGAGGTGATAGTCCACGTATAATTCTGCCTCTTTATACAGCAGATAAGAAACTATTTGGTTTCCAGGGTAGAGCACTATCCAAAGCAACAAAACTACGTTACATAACGGTGATTCTTGATGAGAATCAACCGAAACTTTTTGGTCTCGATAAGGTAAATTTAAATGAAAGAGTCTATATCACCGAAGGACCGTTTGACAGTACGTTCATTCGCAATTCGATTGCTATGTGTGGAAGTGACGTTCATGTTGATCGTGGGGTTTATCGCGATATTGTCTGGGTCTATGATAATGAACCGAGAAATGCCGAGATCGTTAAACGAATCATCCGTACCATTGATCAAGGAGACCCAGTAGTTATTTGGCCCAAATCTATATCGCAAAAAGATATCAATGATATGGTATTGTATGGTCACGACGTACAAAGCGTGGTAGAATCGAATACTTACAGCAAACTAGAAGCAACCCTTAAACTGAACGAATGGAAAAAAGTATGAGCATCAATGTAGAAAAGCGCGACGGCATGGTTGAGTCTCTCAACTTGGATAAAGTTCACAAGATGGTAGAAGAAGCATGTCAAGGTCTCGCAGGAGTTTCTGCATCACAAGTTGAGATGAGTTCAGGGATTCAATTTTATGATGGTATCACCACGGATGCAATTCAAGAAATCTTAATTCGTTCTGCTTCTGATCTTATTGATTTGGATCATCCTAACTATCAGTTTGTTGCTGCACGTTTGCTGCTGTTTGGTCTTCGTAAGGAAGCGTTCCATAAGAACATTTGGAAAGAAGGCATGCCTTCTGTGTTTGATGTTGCTGCATATAATGCTACGATCAACAGAGTCTACGATGAAGAAATCCTAGATAAGTATAGTGATGAGGATTGGATCAAAGTTAACTCGTGGATCGATCATGACCGTGACTACTTGTTTACCTATGCTGGTTTACGTCAGGTAGTAGATAAGTATTTGGTTCAGGATCGCAGTGCTGGAGATGTTTACGAGACGCCCCAGTACATGTATATGATGATTGCATTAACTCTCTTTGCAGAGTATCCCCTTTCTACGAGACTCGATTATGTCCGAAGATACTACGACGCGATCTCCAAACACAAAATCAACATCCCAACACCAATCATGGCAGGAGTGCGAACACCACTTCGACAGTTTGCTAGCTGTGTTCTTGTTGATAGCGATGACTCCCTCGATAGTATCTTTTCTAGTGACATGGCGATTGGCCGCTACGTTGCTCAACGTGCGGGAATCGGTATCAACGCAGGCAGAATCCGTGGAGTCAACAGTAAGATCCGAGGGGGAGAAGTTGCACACACTGGCGTTATTCCTTTCCTTAAAAAGTTTGAATCAACTGTACGATGCTGCACGCAAAATGGGATTCGTGGAGGATCAGCAACAGTCCACTTCCCAATCTGGCACCAAGAAATAGAAGATATTATTGTTCTCAAGAACAATAAAGGTTCAGAAGACAATCGAGTGAGGAAACTTGACTACTCAATCCAACTTTCAAAACTTTTCTACGAACGTTTCATTGCGAATGGGGAGATTAGCTTATTCTCACCGCACGACGTACCAGGTTTGTATGATGCTTTTGGTACTGATTCATTTGACGCTTGCTATGTGGACTATGAATCAGATCAGTCTGTTCCAAGAAAGACTATCGGCGCACAAAAACTCATTCTGGATATCCTGAAGGAGAGAGCAGAGACTGGTCGTTTGTATCTTATGAACATCGACCACTGCAATTCACATTCATCTTTCAAAGACAAGGTGAATATGAGTAACCTATGTCAGGAGATTACACTTCCCACAGATCCATTGACTCATATTGATGGTGAAGGAGAGATTGCTTTGTGCATTCTATCTGCTATCAACGTTGGTAAACTAAAGTCCTTTGATGAGATGGAAGAGTTATGTGACCTTGCTGTTCGTGGTCTTGAAGAACTCATTGACTACCAACAGTATCCTGTAAAGGCAGCAGAAGCGTCTACAATCAATCGTAGATCTCTTGGGGTGGGTTATATCGGTTTAGCACATTACCTTGCCAAGCAAGGGTGTATGTACGATTCTCCGGAGACGGTGAAAGTAGTTCACGAACTTACAGAATCATTCCAATATAATCTACTCAAAGCATCTAACCAGATTGCAAAAGAGAAAGGACCATGTGGTTACTTTAATCGTACTAAATATGCCGATGGTATCCTTCCTATCGATACCTATAAAAAAGATGTCGATGAACTAGTAGCACCAGAATACAACTATGATTGGGAAACTTTACGATCCGATATTGCCACACACGGTTTACGACACAGTACATTGTCCGCACAGATGCCATCGGAAAGTAGTTCCGTTGTGTCAAACGCAACCAATGGAATCGAACCTCCTCGTGGATACTTGTCCGTTAAAAAGTCAAAGAAAGGTCCTCTTAAGCAGATTGTTCCACAGTACAATACTCTTAAAAGTAACTACACTCTTCTTTGGGATATGCCTAGTAATACAGGTTATATTAATGTTGTCGCCGTAATGCAGAAGTTCTTCGACCAGGCAATCTCTGGTAACTGGAGTTACAATCCATCTAACTATGAGAACAATGAAGTTCCTGTATCTGTTATGGCAGGTGACTTCCTGAATACATATAAGTATGGTTGGAAGACATCTTATTATCAGAACACTTACGACAATAAAAACGATGAGGTAGAAGAAGAAAAGGAAGAGAAACAATCCATAGAAGACTTATTAACACAAATTTTAGACACCGAGGAAGAAGCCTGTGACAGTTGCGCGATTTAGAGTTGAGAGTCCAAAGCATATTGAAGGTATGACAGTGTTTAACACTAACAAAGTTGATACCACTAAACAAAAAATGTTTTTTGGTGCTCCACTTGGAGTCCAAAGATACGATCAATTTAAGTATCCAGTATTTGATAAACTAACCCAGACTCAACTGGGTTATTTTTGGAGACCAGAAGAAATATCATTACAAAAAGATCGTGCAGACTATCAAACATTACGCCCCGAGCAAAAGCACATTTTCACTTCCAACCTTAAGTACCAGATCCTCCTGGATAGTGTACAAGGGCGTGGTCCTGGGATGGCTTTTGCACCTTATTGTTCTCTACCCGAGCTTGAAGGGGCAATGAATATCTGGCAGACTATGGAGATGATTCATAGTCGGTCCTACACATACATCATTAAGAATGTGTACCCAGATCCTACCGAGGTTCTTGATACTATTGTTGACGACGAGAGAATTCTTGAACGTGCCAAAAGTGTTACCTCTGCATACGATGAGTTTCTACAAGCAGCACAAGAATGGGGTGCTGGTAATCAATGGGAACATGCACTTGACGAAGTTCCTACAGCACAGTATGAACTACGTGAACTAAAGAGAAAACTTTATAGAGCAGTTGTTAATGTATACATTCTTGAGGGTATTCGTTTTTACGTTAGCTTTGCATGTTCCTTTGCTTTTGGCGAACTTAAAATGATGGAGGGTAATGCCAAAATCATTGGACTGATTGCTCGTGATGAGTCACAGCATATGACTATTACTTTAAACATTATTAAGAAATGGTTGGAAGGTGATGACCCAGAGATGCGTGAGATTGCTAAAGAAGAAGAGCAAAACATCATTGAGATGTTCCGCGACTGTGTAGAGGAAGAAAAGAACTGGGCAGAGTATCTGTTTAAAGATGGTAGTATGATCGGATTGAATGACAAACTGCTCTCCAAGTATGTTGAGTGGGTTGCCAACCGTCGTATGAAATCTATTGGTCTAAAACCTCTGTATGATATTCCTGCTAACAACAATCCACTACCATGGACAGAGCACTGGTTGAACTCCAAGTCTATGCAGGTAGCACCACAAGAGACAGAGGTTGAGTCCTATGTCATTGGTGGTATCAAACAAGACGTTGGTGAAAAAACATTCTCTGGATTTAAATTATGAGTGAGTGGAGTGCTAGAGAATTTATAAGTGACCCTCCACGATCTCCCTTTGCTCCAACCTGGAACTATACAATAGCAGAAAAACAAATTGATCTTGATCTTGATACTCTTTCTGATATTGTATTAGTAAAAGAAAACGAGATCAAAGATAAGTTTCCTGCCAGTGGTGACGGAAACACCGGTTTGGGTGATGAAAGTCTTACCTCCAGGTATAAACATTTTAATGTTTTAACTTGGGGGTTTCCTGTCACTGATCAGTTACATAAAGAGATTAAAACATTTCACAAACAATACTATAAAAGTTTGTTTGGTATTATGGAAAAAATACCCAAGGTTAGTATTAGATGTTGGGCTAATGTATTGAGAAAGGGAGAGCAAATTCAAAAACATTTGCATGCCACTCACCCTTATACATATCTTGGAGGACACTTTACTGTTACTTCTGGAAAAACTTGTACGGTATATGGCAATCCTTATGATGAACACCAAGAATATCATGCAGAGAATGTACCAGGAAAACTAACTCTGTTTCCTAATTATCTTCCTCATTATACTTACGTTCATCAGGAAGACTACCCCAGAATTACTATTGCATTTGATCTTTGTCTATTAGACAAAAGATTTATACATGATGATTTAAACAATCTTATAGATCTATGAACCCTGAAAAACCGAAAGCAATCCAAAACTATCTTGAAGTTATGGATAAGATGAACAGAATTGAGCAAACTCCAATTTTTTGGTGGACTAAACTTGATGAACAAGAGTTCATGAAAACTATGCAGAAGTTTTGTTGGGAAAACAGTATTGATTTTAATATGATTAATTGGGGTAAGTTTCTTCGGGGAGAACATGTACCACAGTCGTGGGAAAATGAATGAATATATTTTATAGGTGGTTACATGGCATTAGAGTGGAGAGAGAAACTGCTCGCAACAAACCTACCCAGTCAGGAGGAGAGAGACCTCCTGTCAAGAGGACCGAGCAGCCTAGCACAAGCGTGGAGACTAGGAGCAATGAAGTACAGATACAGATACCTGATCCGTGGGACCGATGAAGACACAGAGTGCTAAAGCAAAAGGTCGTAACTTACAGAAGTGGGTGAGACAAATGTTGATCGAGATGCTTGATGTCCATCCAGAGGACATTGAGTCTCGGTCTATGGGTGCAGGTGGGGAAGACCTGATAATGGCACGAGCTGCTAGACAAAAGTTCCCACACTCTATAGAATGTAAGAACGTTGAACGACTCAATGTCTGGGATGCATACGAACAGGCAGCATCAAACTGTGGTGACTATGAACCTATCGTAGTCATGAAAAAGAATAGGAAGAAACCTTTAGTGGTTGTTGATGCAGAATACTTCATCGGACTCTTTAATAAATAATAGAATACAGGATTATATTATGCCTCGTGGAAAATTGACCAAGAATGATATCCTGGCAAAAGTTTATCAATTGAAAACAGATTTATATACCGATGTCCATAAATCGAAGACTGGGCAGTGGCAAGATGGCGCTCACTATTTTTTAAACGAAGTATTAAAGTCTCTAGATGAATATAGATATTGAGATAAACAAACTATTAGATCGAGTCAGGCGTATGAAAAATGATATGCTGTTTGAAGAACCGTGTCCCATTTATGAATCAGACATTGACGACTGGGAAGATTTCTGGTATAATGAAGACAAATAATTAATCACTACATGATCAAAACATTATTTGCTGCACTTGCTGCAGCTGCCTTGGTTATTCCTGCTGCACAAGCAGAACCAATTAGGGAAAGTGAATACAAGACTATGCACTCTATGGGATGTATGCTACTAGGTGAATGCACCGATGATGTAGTGAAAGTAAACTCCATGCTTGACATCTCATCGGAGTATGATAACACTGAAGAATTCACTGGTGTCACTGGTGAGTTTCATAATATGTTGCACTCACTCAATCAAGTTGGAGTGAATGTATTCCTTGCCGACGAGAAGTATTTTCCGAAAGGACATCGTGGTGTCTATCATACTGTCTCCAATAACTTCTTTCTGAATAAGAACTTTATGGGGAAGCCTAACATCCTAATGATGGTTATGCGTCACGAAGGATGGCATGCAGCACAAGATTGTATGGCAGGCACGATTGACAACAGTCTGATTGCTATCATCAAACCAGAGGATGATGTTCCTATGATCTGGCGTGTGATGGCAGAACGTACCTATCCTGATTCTGCTGTACCTTGGGAAGCAGAAGCACAGTGGGCAGGTAGAACAGAGAACATGACAATGAATGCTCTTGCTGCTTGTGCTGGTGGTAATATGTGGGAGGTTTATGAACCCACTGCTCTTACCAGAAAGTATCTGGTAGAGTCTGGATATATTAAAGAGTAATGTTTACCATCTGGATCCACGTTAAGGCATTCTTTGCTGTTGTAGTAGTGAGTTGTGCTCACCCTGCTAACTGGCAGCAGTGTATTAGGGTGGACCAGTGGTTAATACCAGAACTGGTTCATGCTTGGCAGATAAAAACTGGTGAGTATGTACCTTACCAGCAAGAGAAAGAATACCTATCAAATAAATAGTACTACCTTGCTCTTTACTTATGGACTCAACTCCACAAAAGAAAGAGGAATCTAAAAAGGAAAATAAATTTGAGTGGGCGGATGAGGGTGTATCAACTCTTGTCCGTGTTGTTATTCTTGGGTGGTCAGCATCAATTCTGACTCTTAATTATGTGGCTATTCCTGGAGTTCCTCAAAAAAACATCGATCCGACTTTTATAGCCAGCGTTTTTACGGGAACTTTGGCTACGTTCGGTGTCGTTCCGACTAAAAAGAAAGACGATTCAAAACAAGCACCTACATTGGAGAAGAAAGATGCAAAAATTGATTAATGGTGTCGCGTTATTATCTGGTTTAGTTTCTTTAGCTATCGTAGGGGGTGGTGCTTATCTGTATACACAAAAGGATGCGCTCATTGAGAGTGCTACAGCAGCAGCAACAAAGGCAGCAACAGAAGCAGTAACTAGTGCCCTTCCTGGGATGTTAGACTCTGCTATGCCAGAAGTTCCTGAACTTCCCGGCGCAACTGGCGGTGTTATTCCAGGTATGTAAAGTGGATATTCGTGAGATTGTACCGATCGATATTAACGTAAATATCAGAGAACTAGATATCCCACCTATTGATATCTGGACTGCTCCTGCTGTTGGAAATACTAATGTAAGTGTACCACCGGTCACAATACAGTTAGGAACTCCTATCGTTAACATACCGGGTTGTGTTGAAGCTCACGAATCTAATAATGATTCTAAAACTATTGGTACGGATGATGAGAATGGTCTAGTCACTTATTGTGATGCGGGTGTTCCATCATTCAGTCCAATTGATTATGATAAAACTCAACTAAAATTTACTAAAGGTCCGACACCAACTCCTCAATTTAAAGGAGAGCAACCAAATAATTTAGAAGATACTACTCCACAACCTCCTATATCAGAGACATCTAAAAATATAACAAGCATTCAGTGTCCTACTCAAGAACAGTTAGATAAAGAACCCGTGGGGTTCCTGTTTGATAGTGGACGCAAAGAAGTATTAGGATACAAGTTGGTAGGAGACCAATGTATCCGAGAGGTAGGTGATGTACCTATCATCACACAAGTATTAAATGGATTACCCCCAACTGGTGTTGTTATCACCACTGGGGGTATTGCTGTAGTTGCTACTACATCTGCACTGCTTGCTAAACCATTCGCTGACATTCTTCTGAAGGTAATCAAACCTACAGTGAAGAAAGTTCTGAAGAAGGTTGCTGCTATTCGGGGTAAGAAACCAAAGGTCGAGTCTGTAACGGAGCGCCGAGGAGAGCAGCGTCTTCGGAATGAAGCGATTGCAAAGCTTCGGTCTGTTGCGGCGAAGAGTCAGAAGAAGAAGAAATAGGTTTAGGAATTAAGTGTACGTGCTCTTTAATAGCATTCTTATTCATTACCACAACATCAGCACATACATTTGCATACTTACTTCCAGGACGGAATATAATTCCTTGCTGCATTAGTGTTCCACAATTCTTAAGTCTTGCGATCTCAAAATCTAATCTTTTATTGGCAGTAAGTTGTTTCATCATTGCGATGTTAGAAGTTGCTGCTTCTTTACATAGATCTTGTAACTTTTTATCTGTAGGTGTACTCCATGTCATAGAGAACCCTACACCTAAACTGTAGTTATTCTTCTGTCCTGTTCTAGTTTTTTTGGTGAACAGAATGTCTCCAGGATTATCAATACGTCCATCTGCAATATCATTTCCATCATCATCAAATGCTCCCATAGTATCAGTAACATCGTATACTGGGTCGTCATAATATGGTTCCCACGGTCTAGATGCAGACGTAGTTCCAGTTACATACGGGGAGAAGTTGCGAGTGGGACCCTGACACTGAATCCCGTTTCCGTATGTGTTTGTAATATATGGTCCCTGAAGGACTTGTACAGCTTGGTTTGTAACGGAGCCTGAACTATTAGCCACAGGAGAAGCAGTAGCAGACACACCACCAATAGTTTCAGCATAAGAAGGATTAGCAAATAATAAAGTTACTGCGAGAAGATACTTGTGGTATCGGTTATGCTTGTAACCTCGGTTTCTCTTTGAATAATTGTATGATTTTGAAGCCCTGGGCCAGAATAAGTTTCTGTGAACTGAAACGCTGCTCCCGGTGCCGTTTGTTGAAACGATGGTTTGCTTGTTACTCCCGTCCATGATGATGTCACTCCATCTATAGTTACATTAGAAGCACCTGTTCCTGGGGAGAGGTTTCCAGATGCTGATACACCAGAACCAGTAGCAGAGTACTGATATCCGGTGCTATAATCCATGCTATTAATTGTTTCTGTTATCTTTTGTGTAGTTTCTGTATGGCTAGACATACTTCCTTGAGAGAAGTTTGGTACTACCGGGACCGCCATTGCTGGAGATCCCAATAGAAATGCCATTAGAATTATCTTCTTCATGACAGTCCTTAATCGATTACAGTGATCTCACTCACGAATTGTCCAGTAGCTGTCGTGCCAGCTCCTCCAGCTGTCACTCCGATTACCCCTGCCGAAGTAATTGTACCAGCTAATGTTCCAGCAGTACCAGCAGTGTAAGAAGTTACATTACTGAAGTTAGGAACAGCTCCTACAGTAGGAGCAGCAGTTGGTACTACATCAGCCTGTGTATATGACTGACTAAATGAGAACGCAGCACCTGCTGTGTCTTGAGTGGCAGCAATAGTACCAGGAGCATATATTCCAGACGTAATCGTGCCAGCAGACACTGTGCCTGCTGTAGTACCGTCCGTAGTATCAATGTTTGAACCAGAGATACTAAATGAGGAACCAATTCGTGTCGCTTGCGTTCTAGCGGCGTCAACTGTAAGTTGAATACTAGAAGCATGTTTTGATACAAGTCCGCCTGCACTTGCTGCAGAAGCGGTCATCAGTAGCATTCCAAAAGCAATAATTGCTTTCTTCATTTGTAAAAGAACAAACTATAAAAATATTTATACGAGCCAGGCTTGACAACCGGCTACATAGGTGATATGATAGGCACTGTCGTAATGAAACGAATGATCTCACAAGCATTTATAGCTGCTGGTCTCTCATTCATGATTCCAGCGTCACTTCCACCATTGGAAGGACCTGTATCTGTTCCTGTAATACAATACGAACCTACCTGGCAGTGTGAAGACTGCACTCCAGAGGAACAGTATGTACTTGCAGAACTACAAGAACGAACAAAAATTACTGATAAGAATGCCCTTGCTACACTGATGGGGAACATCAAGCAGGAGAGTAAGTTCATCTCTAACATCTGTGAAGGTGGAGCTCGGGTGTCTTATACCCAATGCACTACTGGTGGATATGGTTTGATTCAGTGGACCAGTGCCGGTCGATACAAAGGTCTTGGCAGTTTCTGTGCTAAATATCAATGCGATCCGAGCAGTTTATCTGGTCAGGTTCGTTGGATGATTAACGAACCGATCTTTCAGCAGTATCTTCCAGAGTTTGAAGGACGTGGATATTCTATCTCACAGTACATGGTTCCTGCTTACTACTGGTTGGGGTGGGGTATTAAAGGTAACCGTGAAATCTATGCCTATGACTATAAAGACAAACTGATCCTAGTATGACATATCCTGCACCAAAATATCTTAAAGACGACCCTTGGTTTGGTCCCGGTTGCTTCTCTCTTCATCAAACAGAATATAAACTTGCTTATGATCAAGCAGTTATTGAAAATCTATTACTTGATGATACCAATATAGAAGTAAAAAATATACATCAAGTGATGTATGACATTGCTACAGGTCATGGCAAAACTACTTTACACCTTGGGGGATCAGAAAACTTTCATGGATAATGATTGGCGATACAGTGACGAACGTATGGAGATGAGACAAAAAGTTTATGGTCTCCTCCTGACAAAATTTGGTTCTGCCCTTGACGACAATGGAGAACCTATGTATACTATGGACAGCATCACACAATGCTCTCACGACTGGGTGTCCCAAGGCAATGTAAGGACAGATGGTATAGTGGCATATTTTAAAGCATACTACGCTTGACATTACCTCATCACTGTGCTACTATATACAGTGTTCAAGAGGTTGCAAAGTCTGTTGTTCTGGACAGGGGTTCGATTCCCCTCACTTCCATCGGGTAGGTGTCCGAGTGGTTAAAGGAGACGGACTGTAAATCCGTTAGCTATGCTTACGTTGGTTCAAATCCAACTCTACCCACTCTGGGGGTGCCATGGTTTCGACAGGGCAAAAAGGTTGTAATTGTTGACGGAACAAAACCCTAGATGCAAAAACATCTCATACTGCTGCGAATAATATCGTAGCATTCTCCCGCAGCACCGTTGCTGCCTAAATGGGAGATGGGGGATAGGTTATCCTTCTAATCCAATAACTCTTGGGGGTGCAATGCCCCTTCTTTATGGGCAAGTAGCTCAGATGGATAGAGCCACGCACTTCTAATGCGTTGGTCGGGGGTTCGAGTCCCTCCTTGCCTGCTCTCTTTAAAACTATGTCAATTTATGATTTCGGTGGTCTTGATAAACACCCTGCTAATATCTTACGTTTAATCAGTGAGTTGGAAGGATCATATCAACTGTGTAAATACATGGGGTTTGAAGAGGACATGAACACATTGAATGAGATGAAGAAACCTTATTACAAACTTTATTTCAAACTTAAACGAGAACAAAAATCCAAGGGCGATTAGCGCAGCGGTAGCGCACCTCCTTTACACGGAGATGGTCACTGGTTCAAATCCAGTATCGCCCATAGTATCTTTATACTAATGAAAAAAGAAAAAATTAAAGACCAGTTACAAGAAATTTATACAGAGTTAGCATACATTAGAGGTATGTTGGAAAATGTTAGTAATCAAATGCAAGAATTGCGAGAAGCAATTGGAATCACATCCAACAAAAATGAGGTGTTGCGGGTGTCCGAACCTTACGAGCATCCGTGGCACCAACATATCAGGAAAGGATCTATCTCTAATAGAGATAGTATCGAGTCCCCAGAAACAAAACGATACTACGAAGCTGTTACCGCAAGACTTGGTTTTTCAGGAGGAGAGGCGACGACGCAAGGTCCGTCGCATCGACTTTGAAGAACGATAAAACTATTACACAATCAATATGAAAATCTTTTTAGACACCGCTGACTACAACGCTATTGCTGAACGTTATCAAACTGGTTTGGTCGATGGTATCACTACAAACCCTACACTGGTACGTAAGTCTGGTGTGAACTATGTTGATTTTATCAAGGCATTAGCAACTGACTTTACTTTTGAAAGCATCTCTGCTGAAGTAGAAGGGGAGTCTTGCTTTGAGATGCTTGTAAATGCTACCAAGTATCGTGATATTGGTGAGAATGTTACGATCAAACTGCCTCTCACTGTAGAGGGTCTGAAGGCATGTAAACAACTTACTGAACAAGGTGTTGAAACTAATGTAACACTGTGCTTCTCTGTTGCACAAGCAGTGATGGCAGCAAAGTCAGGTGCTACTTATATCTCGCCTTTCATTGGTAGACTGAATGATAACTCCTTCAGTGGTGTTGAACTTGTGCGTTCTATCTCTGGACTCTATTGTGGTCAAGGTATTCGTACCAAGATTCTTGCTGCCAGTTTGAGAGATGTCCACCACGTCTCCCGTTGTCTGCTGTATGGTGCTAACGTAGTCACGTTGCCGCCAGGTGTCTTTGATAAGATGTATGATCACGTCCTCACTGATGCCGGTCTAAATATTTTCGCACAAGATTTCGCACAAATCAAAGCATGAGATTCACCATCTATTCCAAGTACGGATGTTCATACTGCAAGCAGATTAAGTTGCTGTTTGAATTGAACGAGTTCAAGTTTGTCGAACTTCATTTAGATAGAGACTTCGATAAGAATCAATTTTATGAGTTGTTCGGTGAAGGATCTACATTCCCTCAAGTTATTCTGAATGATAAGATTTCTTTGGGTGGATGCACAGAGACAGTAAAGTATTTGCAAAAAGAACAAATTTGTTGTAACGTATGATTGATCCTAGTGAAATGATAGAAGTCAGTGAAGAAGAGTTTCAATCTGACTTCGATACCTATATGGAACGCATTGAAAGTGATGGTGCATACTATCTGATCCGTCGTCCCGATGGTACTGCTGTTGTAGCAGCACCGGTTACCGAAGAGATCGAACCATACCTTGACATTATGCCGACATTAGACTATAATGACGGAGTTGCTGAAGACCCTTCCTACTGATGAAAATTCTTCTTGAGCGTTTCCCATACCGCTACGTAGAGTGTGGTGTGTTGGAGACTAATGGAATGCCTGACTTTCGTATCCAGAAAGCAGACTCCTATACTAAACGGTACAGTGATATGTACCTATGCGACAATCAAATGCAAATGCTAACTGCTATGGAAGACTTTGAATATACCAAGTGGTTAGATTCAGACAACGTTCCATGCTATGTTAAAGACACTGTAATTAATCAATATGACAACTAATTCCCACTTGACTGACGCACTTGATTCGGTTACTAAAGCACTGATTGAAGCTTTGGAGTCGAAAAATGAAGATCAGGTTGTAAAACTGTTTGAACTTTATAATAATATCAAAGCAGCACAACCAAAAGGCAATGGTATTTCAATCGATTTCACTTCACCTGCTTGGACTGACTTTGGTGCAGCATCCCCTGTAACCTTCAACGATGATGTAATTTCTTTTGCTGGTATAGGAGAAGTTCCTTATGGGGATACCATTATCTCTGGCGCAACAGGTGAAGACACCATCAGTCTTGGATAGACTCTAAACTTATCCTGGTGGAGCTGGGTAGATTCATCTGCTGGTCCAGTCTCGGACAGACTATAAACCTGCCCTGGTGCGGGTGCTTGCTACCGCCTGGTTTCTTGTTTCCAGTTAAAGAACAAGTGGCGTGCATGTGCTCCGGGGTGTGACAACCCCAACTGCGGGATTAGTTTAGAGGCAAAACTAAAGGTTTCCAACCTTTCGTCATCGGTTCGATTCCGATATCCCGCTTGGGACACTAACCAAAGTGTCCACTGTAGTAGAAATACTCATTTCTAACTACATAAATAAATGTTACAACTGTCACAGTGCCAGTTGTAACAAAACGAGACACGTCGAGTCTCTATTCATCTGTGGGTAAACACTCCACAAGTAAACAAAGGTATTAACAAACATGATCAAATCTGTATTCGCAGCAACCGCTGCTCTTTCTGTCTCTGCTGGTGCTGCTTTCGCTGGCCCCTACGTTAACGTCGAAACCAACGCTGGTTGGACTGGATCCGAGTACAACGGTGCTGGAACAGACCTGCACCTGGGTTACGAAGGTGCTCTTGGCGAAACTGGTTCATACTACGTTCAGGGTGGCGCTACCGTGCTGACTCCTGATGGTGGTAACGCTGACACCGTGCCTTCAGGCAAGGCAGGTCTTGGTTTGAGTCTGACTGAAGCACTCGGTGCATATGGTGAAGTATCCTTCGTAGGTTCAGGCGACGAAGATCTTGACCGTGGTTACGGAGCAAAATTGGGTGTGAAGTATTCCTTCTGATCTCTTGACAACTTTGCTATAATATGGGGGTCTTAACGACCCCTTTTTTTATGAAATTAGTTCTCAAATTCTTAACGAATCCAGGAACGCTGACCTCCCTTCTGTTGTTTGGGATGATAGCATTCATAGGGGCATTACATAACCATGCCCACTTCGCAATGAATCAAGATGCAGATGCTTATGTGAGACAGTGGTGTAGATCATCAGCAGAAAACAAAAAGACTTGCATCAGTTATGGTAGTTCGTATGATTAAAAAGTATTTGGGATTCATTAAAAAGCTTCCCGAGAGACACTACTGGCCTATCTTTGTGTTCCTGTCTTTATACTTCATCGTTCCGATGAGTGAGATCACAGTTACACTGGCAGCAATTCTCTACTTTAAGTTTGAAACTAAAGTTAGACCTGTGATTGGTAGACTTACTAAAAGATTACCTGATTGGTTGAAGTATGGTGGTAGTATTATCTTCTTCCTTGTGATGATCGATGACACTATATTTTACGTGGTACTCATTGCTATAGCAGCGTGGAGCGCCAAGCAGGCAATCAAACGTAATGAGACTGATTAGAAATAATTATCAAAGGAGGGCTTGACACCCTCCTTTTTTTGCTATATACTATGTAAAGTTTCATTACAAAAGGTAAATGACTGTAACAACTGAAGACGGTGGACGTACAAACATGTATGCCACAGAACCCCGTATGTACACGGATCCTACCTACACTGACCGTTATGGTCTTGAAACACACGCAGAACGTGCTGAAAAAGCAAACGGTCGCTATGCTATGATGGGTATCGTTGCAGGATTCATTTCGTATGCTGTGACTGGTAACTTTTTCTTTGGAATTATTTGATGCGGCTTACACAAGATGAACTTTGGCATCAGATTGCAGACCTTGGTTGGGATGTAAGACATGATGACATCGTAATTGAGATTGGAGGTACAGTAGTTTCTGGTATCAATCAAGGTGAGGATTACAACAAAAAGTGGGCAACTCCATATGGAGTGCGTAAATATAATAAGGATGCGTTTATCGTACTCAAAAATCTATCTAGAAATGACGACACCAAGTCTCAACCCATGGATAGAGAACATGCACCTCACCACTTGAAAGATGCCAAACCCGAATCAACTGTATAAAGATATGCAGAAATTGGATGACATGTATGAAGAACTTCTATGGCATCCAGATGACGAACTACAGTTCACCCATGATGGTGAACGCATAATCATTTTAAACACTACATTGGAGAACAAAAAATGAAATTTGGATTTACAGAACAGGCAGAAATTCTTAACTCACGTCTTGCGATGTTAGGATTCGTTATTGCCGTTGGTACATATGCAACAACAGGACAGATCATTCCCGGAGTTTTCTAATGTTAATATTCGCATCAGTTTTGGTACTTCTCTTTGTTATTAATGCAACTTTATCCGATATTGATGTTGATGACGATGATCAAGGTGGTGACGGCGGTCTGATGACCCCGATCATGGTCCCCACTTCATAAACTGTCACAAGACCCTTCGGGGTCTTTTTTATTGGGTGTATAATATGGAGGTACGGATGACCGAGCACCTTTTTGAGTATAATCACTCATCTTTCAGGGGTTGACAAGGTATAGCACATCTGCTATACTAAATACATCGGTTAGTTAAGGAATCAACATATTTCTTAACAGTTCGTAACACTCCTCAAACCAAGACCTATAGGGTGTATAAACACGTCTTTCATACCTCTGCCTAGGGCGCAGAGGAATAGTAAAACCATCATCTCCCTGATGATCTTACTTTTTTTCAAAACAATGGCAACAACTCTTTCAAGACAACAAACATCCCCATGGCAGAATTTCTGTGAGTGGGTGACATCAACTAACAATCGTCTTTATGTCGGTTGGTTTGGTGTACTGATGATCCCAACTCTGTTGGCGGCAACCATCTGCTTTATCGTTGCTTTCGTAGCAGCACCCCCCGTCGATATCGACGGCATCCGTGAACCCGTAGCTGGTTCACTCATGTACGGTAACAACATCATCTCTGGTGCTGTTGTCCCATCCTCCAACGCAATTGGTCTTCACTTCTATCCCATCTGGGAAGCCGCATCACTCGATGAGTGGTTGTACAACGGCGGTCCTTTCCAACTGGTAGTCTTTCACTTCCTCATTGGTATCTATGCATACATGGGACGTGAGTGGGAACTGTCATACCGTTTAGGTATGCGCCCATGGATCTGTGTAGCATACTCTGCTCCAGTCGCTGCCGCGAGTGCAGTATTCCTCGTCTATCCTTTCGGTCAAGGTTCTTTCTCCGATGCTATGCCTCTTGGTATCTCTGGTACTTTTAACTACATGCTTGTATTCCAAGCAGAACACAATATCCTTATGCACC